TATTTGGGGTATCTGTGACAACTGGGGTATCGGTGAAAACTGGGGTATCGGTGGCAACTGGTGTATCGGTGACAACTGGGGTATCGGTGACAACTGGGGTATCGGTGACAACTGGGGTATCGGTGACAACTGGTGTATCGGTGACAACTGGGGTATCGGTGACAGGGACATCAACTACTTCAACTACTTCAACTACTTCACATACTTCACATACGGTAGTAACCGTAGCGTCGACAACTGAAGTTGTATCCACAACTACTTCGGCGACTTTCTCAACAACCTTTGGCTTACGAGTGTACTTGCGCTTTGGCTTTGGTGGGGCCTCCACTGGAGCGACATCGTCTGATGTAGCCTCTTCGGTTGCTGGCGCATTTGTTACCTGCTCGGCCATCTTGGCCTTGTGTTCCTCGAGCTCCTTTGTTGCCTCTGCCTTTGCAATCTCTACGAGAGCAGCAGCCTTCTTATCCCATGGAGAACGGAGCTCTGGAGTGAGTGCCTTCCACTTGGAAGCGGTGCGACGAGTAATTGTAGTAAATGTAATCTCCGCGCTCTCGGAGTTTAGCTCCGCCATGGTATTGTTGCGCTCGTTGATGTAGTATAGGATGTAAGAAGTGGTAGTCTTCTTGACAGTGCCCGGTGGGCGTTCTTTCTTGACCTTTTTTGGTTTCTTTGGTTCCTGAACTGGCGCCGGAGTTGGGTTCTCCGCGTTCCACTGTGCAACCTCTTCGTTGTATGTAGAAATTTCCTTGCGAGCTGGATCGTTCCATGCATCTCGACCGGTCTCGTCCATTTCATACCACTCAATCTTTGCAAGACGAGCGACGTGAACGACACGAGACCCCTGAACCGACTGCTCATCGAGGGTGAGATTGTACCGCGCGCGGTTGGTGTTCATAAACCGGATGAACCCGGAAACTGGACGACGTGGCTGACCCTCCTGGCGACTGCGCTTGACCATTGTTATATGATATGAGTATGCTAGTTCTGTTCTGCTGTATGATTTACACATGTTAAATCTGATTCCTGTCACATTGTTATGGACTAACTTGTTACTGTATATGCCATATGTGACATTAGGTGTCAGATTGTAAATTTGTGTTCCGTACAACGAGCATGCGGTATAACGACATCATATATACTGGCGGAGAGATCCTACATCTCTCATCGTACCCTGTTCCTGATGATCATGGTAAGTTGGTGACTGATGATAATAAAAGAATATTTCTAATGAATCGCTTGGTTCAGTTAACCGGGTCAACCTCCAAAAATGGATTTCCAATTGCTCAACCTGAAAGTTTTAAACGGTCGGTGATTCCGACAATCATGAATGGTAAGTTCTGTGCTGCACTAAAAACCGATGGTATTCGAGCGATGCTTCTACTGACAAAATACAAAGATGAGTTTGTAGCAGTTCTAATTGACAGAAAGATGACAGTACGTGAAGTTGAGGTATGGGCCCCTGAGAAATATTTTGACGATACACTATTTGATGGTGAAATCGTTACTGAACGCTCTGACAATATCCCACGTCGTGACGTGTTTCTTGCATTTGATATGTATGTAAACATGGGTGTTTCTCTACTTCTTGAAGACTATACACATCGAATTACTGTAATGAATAACAGTATTATGGATGATGACACTGACGCGATGGATGTGGAGGGTGCAATCCAAGAGATGAATAAAGTCTATATCCCACCTGCAATTGGTATCAGTATCCGTGCCAAACTTATTAAAAAGGCAGAAGATACCATTTCACTATGGAATGCCAGGATGCAAGTTCCACATTTAAATGATGGAATTATATTTACACCAGATACTACAGTTGTTACGTCAAAGGTATACAAATGGAAACCACTTAACACCATTGATGTATTTGTATATAAAGGAGACCGTACTCCATATATCATGCACTATCGATCACTCACCGCATCTGCAGCTATCTCATTAAACAACAAGGTTTTTGAACTATATGAGGTGCGACACAATGTAATACTCGACACATACTTTTCAAAGTTTCCAGATGAAACATCTGTAATTGTTGAATGTGGCGTAGACATCGATACACATACCCAACGGGTATCATTTGCACCAATTAAAACAAGAGAAGATAAGACAGCCCCCAATGCGCTGTATGTAGTAAAGGAAACTATTAATAATGTAATAGAAAGTGTAGGCATACATGAGTTTAAGAAAAAGTAGTAACTTAAATTTTTTAACAATTGTATATAAAGATCATGTCTGATTATGTTTTAAACGGTGCAGTTACATTTCCTTCTGGCAGACCGCTGTTTAGAAATGGAACGATTATTGTGATAATGCCTCGTGGTGTTATGTCTGCATATGATGAAAGTAGAACATATGCCCCATTTATTGGAAAAGGAGCAATGGGGTGTTGTCCAGATCTAACGACAACCGAATGCAAACGTATCCATGACAATAAGCAAGGATGTCCAATTAAACGTAAACTAGATGAACGGTGCGGTGATCCGGATAATCCTGATTGTTGGGTTACTATGAGCATTACCCCTTCGATATCAGAACATGTCAAAGGCAGCAAAGCTATTAATGACCGGTGTGGTGGAACAAAAAAAGGTTCTGTGATGTGCACTGAATTGATGGATCCACCAAATCGTATAGGTGATATTATTGATCTAATGAAACATGTTAGAGAAGCTCCAATACCATTAAAGTTTATGAACATTGGTAATGTACGTGGTTCTAGTGTATGTTATAGAAGATCACACTCATATTATTATCGTCAGTATTTGTATGGAAACAATCCAAAAACTGCCCCAGCAATATCTGCCGCGATTGATGAGGGGTTTTATATTGGTCAAGTAATGGGTAAGGTAAACAGTGGGGCACCTTCATCGCCTTCCAATCCTTTAATTGTACAGGATGACATAAGTGGAGAAGCAGTTGAAGTAAACCCACTTGCATGTTACATTCTTGATAGCTGGGAATCCCCGAGTGTTGGATGCTGGGGTAATATGTGTTTACAGTTAGGTAGTAGAGTACAAGACAAGCGCGATGGATGTCCGTGTATTATAATTGCATTTAATGGTATGGCTGGAAATGAGTTACGTAAGATTTCGAAATCTGCCATAACAACGATAACTTTACTAACTGATCTAGAGCAAGTTCGTGTAGTTACTGCAAATGAAGTGTCTTTAATCGATGGACTTTCTGAAAATTCTTTTATAAACACAAGGACAACTGCATATCGTTTTAATAAAGATGACATAAAGCATAGATATGCATATTACTATGGAATTTCAAAAGACTATCTGCCACATATAGATCCAATGATGATTATACACAATGCAGGAGCTGGTACAGAATGGCAACGAGTAATGGAAGTATACATTGATCCAACTATACCACACAATACTGCAGACACCGCGAGGAATATACTAAAATGGGATATGCATACATATTTGGGTATAAAAAATGATACTAATGATTCTACAAACTTTTACTCATCCGAGTCTGCAAGAACTACTAAATTTGAACAGGTATCATACATTATGGGAAATCAATATATACTTAGATGGAGTGGTGATTATTTAGAGATTAAAAAAGGAGTGGGGACCACAGGCGCTGTTCCATCTACCGATGCACAGAACCAAATTAACATGGCAGCTGCGCTTGAAACGAATAGCTTAAAAAATGATTGTGAACTTGCAGTCGGTGTAACAGATGAAAATACTGAAGGTCGATGCAAAACGATTAAAGTTGATCATATCTACGGAAAAGTACCAACTGCTACCACGACACCTCGTCAAATATTAGAGACATGTAATACAGATGGACAGTTAATGTCACGAACATGCATGGAAGCCGCACGTTTGAGTTCACGGGAAGACGTTGAAGCCTTACTTGGACCTTTATTTGAAAAATATTGTACTCAAATACATCCAAGTGATGCAAGATGCATGGACGGAACTGCATTTGCATTTGTCAATTCCGAGAAGGCATCGTCACCTGATTTTGCATCTGCATATTATCATGAATATTTATGGCCTATCGTACTTGTAGTAGTAATTGCGACCGTTTATTCGATCCAAAAAACAACAACGGCATCGGGTAATGACAGAACATTTTACTTTCAAGTACTTTCTTGTATCGGAATTGGGTCGCTTTTGTCTTATATGTTCCTACCTACATATACGGCAGATGCAATTTCTGGATTTAAAAAGAATATGTTTATAGTGTATTAAGTTATCTTATAAATTTAACCGACTGTAAAAACACAATAATATATGCACTCTGGATTGACAATGGCTCGATTTCCGGTGGGGCAATTGTGAGAACAGAATATTCCGATAGATAGATATTTATCCGAGGGATCACATAAAAATTAACACCGTATCTATATATGAGTGGACAAAATGCATTCCATAATATAATACAAAACATATAGATATGCGATCTATCATGACGTTTAACCGGTATTTCCATTTACCTTTTCTTGGGATAATATAGTTGGTCAAAATATTTGATCTTACTCATATTTTGAAGCCTACAGTAATTCGAACAATGTGGAATACTGAATGCATAAAACGTGGATTGTGTACTTTCAATTGGTGCTTCGCATACGTCACAGTGTGCCCAAATACATATGTTTTGCGTGTCCATTGTCAGATTGATAATATACCTATATAATATATTAACGCGGATATGCACTAGACAGTATTACACCATATACAACAGACATTGTACGATATAAACTAAACTAGTTTGGTTTTTTTAGATGACTGTGTAGTTACCTTTGTTAGACCGAGTGTAAATGCATTATCCATAGTAATGGATGGTTTGCATTCAATAAGAAGACCACCAGCAGATGCTACTAGCTTGGCGTTTGTATTCGAAATAGTTGTGTAGTTTACTTGATAGTGTGATGATGTTTTCGCGATACTGATATTGTCACCCAGTGCTACTGGGAATACTTCTCTAATGATATCTATAACAATACTAGTCACCGAATCAGAAAGTGTGCAGCGTAGGATGCGAGTATTTATAGTTTCTACTGCAGTAACGTTATAAGTATCAGTCATTGTTTCTGACATATGGTTTGTAACCATGTAATCTAACTACTTTGTTATTATCCCTGGTATGAATGGAGCTTTTTTTGGATCATATGTGCCTGCTTCATATGCAACAAATGTTAATATGATTACTGCAATTACAGGCCAGTCCACTTCTGCCAACTCCCATAGGAGATACGTTATAATAAATACCATCATGAACCATAATATTCTACGAGTGAATGGTATGATAAGTACTTTGTGAAACTTCATTTACTTATACAAAACATTAAATTTTTAGATGACTAGTTTCTAGATTCTTAAGTGATACATCCTCATATGTGCCACCGGGTAGAGTACGACGAATTACTATATCCGTCTCTTTGTTAAGAACAATATCAACTGCTTGCTCATGCAATGTTTTATTGTGGTCAATTACCGAGGTTTTATTTTCCTGTAACTGCAGTTCTACAATACCAGCTAATCTAGAAAGTTCGAAATATGTTAGATAATCTGAAGTTTGGACTGGATACATATATTTAAGCCTGTACTTGTCTGATACCGAAAAGGAAATACGCGTTTGTTTCGGTGCCCTCATAGTCGAGGACAGCCTGCCGCCTCGTAATTTTGTAATCCTCGAATACAGTTCTGTAAAGATCAGGATTCCATGTACCCATCTGTAGGCCAGTGTCGCGACAATACTGGCGGTACCCTTCGAGGAATACGGTCTCTGTAATATACGTATCTTCCGATGGAAGTGAGTTATCCATGTGAGAAAGCTCAAACTTGCCAGACCTAAGAATATAATTGACGAGAGGCTGTAGCTCGGAAATAATTTCATTCCGAACATCAAGTAGTTGCTGTGATGCAATAGTGCTTCCGTCACCACGGACAGACCAGAATCCCTTCTTGTTTGACCTGATTACCATCTGACGATACATAATGGTAAACCTTGGAATGTACTCTAGAATGTCGCGTGACATTCTAGTTCCAAGCTCCTCATCCTGTTCAATTACCCGGTGATTAAATGGAACAAGAACGAGACGTCTAGCCATCGAACCAGCCGCGTCCTTCCATCCCGGGAGCTCGTTACCCGCCATTACAAATGGAGCTGTCCATTTCTGGTCATAGCTTTTCTCGCCCTTACGAACAATGGTGGTACGCTCTCCCGAAATACACTGCTGTAGCACGGCCTGATTAAACTTAAAATCACGCTTGGCCTCGTATGTAATGACGACATGTGCGTCTGCAATGTGCTCTAAACTGAACTGATCCTGACAGTTACTGTTTAGAATACCAATGGCCTCTGAGTCAAAGCATTCGGTAATAAGATTGAGTACGGACGACTTGCCAGAACCAGCCTATAAGAAAACAGAATAAATGTTATATAATTATATTGTAGTGTGTATATAATGTGCGCATGAATATAACTCACCACACCCTTGAAAAATAGCAGCAATTGCATGTCATCATACTGCTTGGTATCATAGAACAAACGACCAATTAAACTGTAAACATTATCAATTGTTTCTGGGGAGAGTTTTTGATATTCAAGTACATTGTCTAAATCACTGCATTTGAACATATCTGGGTCAATCTCCATGAAATCTTCACAGTTGTTAATATAATCCGCGTGTTTAAACTCAAAATCATAGTGACGAAGGCATGTGTCGTTACCATTTGGTGGTACGAAGTCTGCAGCGGATGGATCATACTTGATCATGCGATCAATTGCCTTTTGTGCAATCGCAGGCCATTCGTTTTCTTTATCATATTCGTAAAATGCAATGTGCTTGGTATGATAAATACCATTAACACAAGAGTAAATATGACGATTCGGATTTAATGGCATGAACCGAATTTGCTGAGAATCATCTGTAAGAAAACGTGATAACTGCAAATTCATATTGTATGATGGAGCATGCGTATATAGTTTATACATGGCATAGTTCTTCTCCATTGTAAGCTCCGATGGAATAAAGTCAGTAACCTTTTCCTTGCGCCCCCATGCAAATACAGGACGGTTTTCTTTTGTAGTAATCCGCTTGTAACAATACTTTTTGTGATGTCTGTAACCATAATCATCAAGCTTGTTGAGAATATGATTCTCGACTTGCTGATGTGGCTTTAGGTCGGTGTCACAAATGATACTGACTTTGGTCTCGTACTTTGTAAGACTGGCGTATCGTGAACTATCAATGTGATTCGTCATCATAGAGTGAGCTACCATGTAGTTTTTACATACTTGTACCGTTTTTAGAATATGAGCAAGACGTGCCTTACGGTCAATACCCTCGGATGTATCGGACATGTAAACATCTCTATTTTCATCCGGTACGGACATGCAGATGCGAAATAGTCTGTAAATACCAATGCTTGTTACGTCAAAAAGTTGTTCAATCTCTGCTGGTTTTATTTCTGCATCGGATTCGGAATGTAGATCAGATACTTTGGCAAGTAGCCACTTGTAATATGATGTATGTTCTAAATCCGGATGATTGTCTAGCCATATATCACTGAGCATGTCAAAAATATCATCAATGTCTTCGAACCCACCAATACGCGAAATTTCATACTGTTCATTCGCACAAAGAAGTTTAAATAATTCTTCGGGTGCGTAAATGTTCGCATCGTTTTGAGTTAGTTCGATTTCCATCTCATCTTCATTTGAATTATCACCAAAGGCGTCACCATAATGATCTTCAGACATATAGATAAAAGCCAGAAATCAGATTTAATATCTGTGATACAAAAATATGTAACAGATAACAAAGAACATTACACGATGGACCAGTTTATGAATGACGTTAAGATTGGTAAGGCCGATATTGATACACTTATTGATAAGATTATGACCGAGTATCCTACCGATGAGATGCAGGATGGTTCTAGTCACGTAATGTGGATTCGTCGCGAGACCTCCAAGCTACTTCGCTCTCAGGTTGAACTTGCCAACAAGGAAGCCAAGCTTGATGCTCGCGAAAAGGCAATTGTTGCTCGTGAACGCGTGCTTCGTTAAAGACATAAAAATTTTATGTGGCTTATATAAACATAATTTGATACAATGTCGGTATCACAAGCTGCTTTGTCTATGCGTGAACAGCGGGCAAGATTAAACCTACCCCAAGGAATGATACCACCGTCACCGTCTGGGTCTAGCCAGCAGCAATCTGCACAACCAGCTGCGCCTCAACAACCTAGTACGTCAGATCTAATTAATGCTCAAATGCAAGCCAGTGCTCAAGAATCATCTGTAAGAGAACAAAAAGAACACGCTGCTAAGCTGGAAAGGGAACTCGCTTTGCTAAAAGCGCAGCAGAAAAGTGGACAGTCTGGTATGGCGGGTTTAATTAAATGGGGAAATGATAATCCAAAAGATTTTAGACAAGCGGCAGTTATAGGGTTTATTGTAATTTTAGCATTGGTATTAATTGGTTTTATGATGTTTGGCCCCGGTGCGGAATGTAATGCAATTGGACAGCAGTATATGGAAGATATTGATGCAAAAATAGATCTGCATGGTTTTGTAATTGCTTTTAACGCAGATTTAACTTCCAATGATAATGGTAATATGGTAACAATTGCAACAAGTTCTGATGTTCAGAAGTCCGACTGGATAAAAACAAATGCAATTGAACTGCGCCGTGATAATGGTGCATTTATTCTATCTCTATATGGGAATAGTGTGGACAGTCCGGGCAATGACTCGGTAGAATTCAATATTAAAGCAGAAGCACATGGCCCCGTTGAAATTAGGGCAATTGCATTTGAAGGGTTCGCTGTACTTCGTATAATCCAAAGTGGCTTTGCAGACAAATATGAAATCAAACCATTTAAACGCCTTACTGAAGAGTTGCGGTTCCGTCATATGAGTGTTAGTAATGGAAATCGCACGAAGATTAGTAAGACTGATGTGTATTCACTCTCACCAAAAAATTCCATCATCGACACATGTTATAATTAAAACAAGTATTAATTTTTTGTAATCTTTATATAAAAGTACATACATGGCCACGCCTGAAAGTGCACTTTCCAATATACAGTCTATCGCCACTGATTTTTCTGAGACTTATCTACTTGCATGTAAAATATACGTAAGAGTACCGGGGTCACGGGAACAGTTCAAAATTGTAGATCAAGACTATAGTATTATGTCTTCTACATTTGATAAAAATTTATACTTAACCAAGTCGGATGTTGAATATTACTCAAATGTTCCAATTTGGGTACTGTCACCAAATGACTTTTGGGGGGTTGTGCGTAAATTTACACGTAACGAAGATATTGAAATCGATGCATCGACTGGTATAATTATGGATCCATCAAAAAAACCATGGTTAAAAGTCGCAGTTGGACACCCGGGTAATCTTACCGTCTTTACTAGTATTATACAGTATCTTTCAATGTCGTTAGTTATGTATAGCCAGACATCTGCAAACTACTTTGAATCATATAAACAGAACATTAATAATCACGTAATTAATTATGAGTTTCAAGGAAATGAACACGAAAGAACATATATTCGTAAATTATTGTCGTCTGCAATAACCGGATATTCACGTGCGGGTCCAATGGCACCTTCAATTCCAGAAGTAATGCTGAGATATTTTGGGAATGATAATGTACTATTGTTTGATTATTATGATGTTCTTGAAGTACGCGCCGGGATTGTAGTTGACGAAGTGTTTTTACTCGGTCCAGAAAATGCGTATTCAAGAATGGTAACGATAAACGTAAATAATAAAGACGGCACGGTAAATAACAACGGATTAAAAGTACTAAACGAGTTTGGTCAAAGTGCAAATGGTAGATACGCAATAAGTTTAAAATCATCGGGGCCGTGGTTTTATGTTCATCCAAAGATGATACCTGCGCTGAAAGAGATAATAACAATGTATGACACCATCCATAAACAAAACACAGACGGAAATGGTGGTCAGGACGTAAAGTTTACATGTGAAGAACATATTGCACACGCAATGAATCTTATGACATATTTATCTCTAGACAATATAGAAAATAATAACAGATTATATTCACTTGCCGTTCAATTATTAAAGATTCGCACGGATTTACTTGATCCGACGAATTGTTTAATTTCGGTTGCTAACGACCCTATTGATGGCAATCAACCAAGGTTAGGTTGCAAACTTGACAAGACGATACTTGATGATTTCAAAGCCAGGAACAGGGGGATTACTGAATTATATATATTCCCAGTTAATCAAACAGGTCAGGTTATTAACGAAGCAATCACACATATAAATTCAATCGATAATATGAAAGTAAATGGTGTTGATCTTAAGAAAAATACTGATGAATATGTTAAAACTGGTTATTACAATTGGCTAGTTTTATATGATAACGCAGATGTGGCAAGAGTAATGGCAAAAGCTTTATATGATTCTGTACAAAAAATTCTTGTTACTGCAAATGGTGTTGTCAATCGAGCATGAGAACAATTACATTGACATCAGGAAACAATGCATATGTTGGGAAAAATGCGAGAGACAATGAAAACATGGTTCTTTTTTTCAATGAGTCAAATGCAGTATGGATGCATATCGAGGAAGAGTCTGGTCCACATGTAATCGTAGAAAATGCATCACCCGCTGATATTAAAGAAGCTGCGGTGTATACTCGAGGAAGTATAACCGGAAGATGTACTATAATGTATTGTAGTATATGCGAACTGTCAAAAGATCATAAGTGTGCGGTTGGTGAGTTTATAACACCCGATGACTACAAAACAGTTACATTGAAGGAATGAAGATTCTTATGATGCTATTTGTATGTATGTTATATGCAATCGCAGATTGTGTTCTTAAATGTGTATCGCGTCCAGCCCCAAAAAAATATTATACTTTAAATAAAAGGTAGATGGACCAGGCTCTGTATAAATCTCGCAATACAAATGTGTCAAATGTAAATAAAGTTTTTCGAATGAATGATGCGATCGAAACAACTATGAGTTATCGTAAAATAATATTCCTAGTGATATTTACCTTAGTCATGTCACTTATATATCATTTTGCGTTTAACGATACTGTTAGTAAAATATCGGGTAGTAGTAGCTATGTCGACAGTTTGCATTTCAGTATTATCGCCATGTGGGGTTTAGTTGGAGAACAGTTTAATGTGGAAAGTCGCCCTGCAAGATTTATAATATTGGGACACACGACGGTGTCACTGTTGGTTCTAGCATTCATATAAAAATATTTTATACATATAAAGGATGTTCTTTGTAATCGCACCAGTTGCCGGACTGATTGTTGCCGGTGTCATTGCAGCAACTGCAATGTCAAACTCAGATGATGAGCCGCCACGCATGACAAACTTCGAAGCTTCATCTCCTCCCGTCATGTTTTGGTCAAAGGTGGTTGGGCATCGTGGTTCGGTTGACAATCTTGTAAATCTAAATGATAAAAACTTCTTTTTGAAATTAAAGAAGGACACTGGAGTTCCTACGGTTGTAGTATTTTACTGGAAGTCGTGTGGTCCATGTAAACGATTCATGCCATATTGGAATGCACTTGTTCAAGTTCTAGCTGGTGAGAACCGGGTCAATCTAATTGCGATCGAGCGAACGGATATGGATACGTTCTTTGTCAACAAAGGCAAGGCGGGTGGGAGTGTATATCAGTTTCCAACAATGCGTATTTTGAACGGTACTAAAAAAATTGCGTCGTATGATAATGATTCCACTGATTATCCATCATTAGAAGTAATGCAACAAATCGCAATGCAATATGACGTGGAGGAGATTGATGTAGAAACTCCAGAAAAACTGTTTGCAATGATACAGTTTGTAGATGAATCGATTTAAGCCGTATGTGTGAGTATAGTTGTAAATATAACAATACTTGATGTAAGTAAACCTCCAATTAGTATAATAAACTGCATGATATCGATAACTTTATTTTTTGGTTTAGGGTGTTGCTCTGATAATATCATGTGCCTAGCAATTGTTGCAACAATGATACCAATTACAAGACCATTGACATGTGCACTCGTACTTGTTGAAATCATAGATCCATCTGGTGGAGAGACAGGCGGATCGTTTCTCGTGCGTATAAGTTTTAATATGTTATATACAGGATACGATAACGTTGCAATGGCTCCTCCAGTAATCATTGCTGAATATGCTGCAGTGTTCATTGGCACTGAATATGCAATCAATGGAAGTGATATACAAGCACCTTGTAATGTATAAAAAATTCTAGACCAGTTAATATAATTGCTATAATTGTTATATTTATATACAGAATAGCCGACTGTGCATATTGCAACTAGTGCAGAGCACACTACTGCTAGGAGAATAACATGACTATCCATTTGTATAGATGGTATAATTTACTAAAAACTGTTATAATTCTTTGATGGAATATAATTTGGTGATGGCCATAACCAACTGTTTGACAGCAGAACAATTACATCGTAACCTTGATTCATTCTAAGAGTTGATTTTATGACTGTTGTTGCGGACAATCCAACAAAAATACCCATGAGTACTTGCAATGTAATTCTGTACGACTTGTGTATATAGACGTCTGGGAAAAACGACAGTGTGAACACTGTTGTGAGTACAATGAAATAGATTATAATTTCAATATAACGCATTTTCCAATAAACCGAAAACGGATATGACATAATTCTTTATACTCTTTATACTCTTTATAATAGAAAAAGTTATTTATTTTTTAGAACATAGTCTGCATACTTGATAAATAGATTAATCCAAATGGTCTTGTCAATAGGTTTATCATGTATCTCATTCCACCCGTTGGAATTCTCCTCGTCGAGAGTAGACCATACTTGCTCAACGAGCTGCTTTGCGTCGGAACGAGAAGAAATAGAATCAAGTTCCATGTAGTATGGAAGCATTGTGTCGTAAAATGAACCATATGGTGTGCCTGGACTCACGCGCGGGCGCTTCTTTTTATGTTTCTTTTCATGAGCAGATGTTGTATCATCGACATCACATTCTTCAGCAATGCCATTTAGGGTATCTGCATTCTCATTGTCTACTTGCTCGGCAAGTACCTGCTCTTCTTCTGCCGCGAGCATACTATCGGTATCTTCTTCAAGTGTTGAATGAATCGTGGTCTTAAAGATTGCATTCCATTTTTCAATTCTCTCAGTTGTAAGTTCGTTAAACTCATTCGCCCATTGATTCTTTAGTTCATTGTCAATTGCTTTCCAAATCATAGATGTAAATCGATTGATTTCAGAAATTGCCGCGTTTTGTCCACCTGGTACAATGCGCAGAAGATCTGGTTTGATACATGAGCGAAATGCATGATAGCTTGCCATCTTAATGGAAAGCTGTTTTGGTTTCTTGAGTTCCTTTGCTTTCTTTAGTGCGAATGTAGTTAGTAGTGTATTGCTAAGTGCGATAGTTACGCCACATGATTCCCCAATTACAGTCACTACTTTAACAAGTGTACCAACATCCTTTGAATGCTTTGCAGCAATAATAATAAGTTCTCTAACCAGAGCTTCGTCGTTTACATATAGATTGCCACTGGTAATTGTATATAGATCGGACGCCATGTTATATTGTATACCTGTTCTTTTAATATAGTATT